ACACACCAATTCGGTAAGAGCGAAATTCCTGCAGCGTTGAGATACGGATCTTCGCACCGACACACACACCAATTCGGTAAGAGCGAAATTCCTGCAGCGTTGAGATACGGATCTGAAACTGAAACCGTGTCTTTTGGAATGCCGGATGCATTGAAAAACGCTTACCCTCATTCCACCTCACGCTTCGGAAAAAATGATATACCGGATGCATTAAAATATGGATGCAATGAAAATTTTGGTAAATCTAAATCGACACGTTTTGGATGCAATGAAAATTTCAGCGCTAAACCCCGTTCACATTTTGGAAAAAAATTTCATTTTGAAGAATTATAAATATTATGGGATGAGTAATGTGTCGATACTACCGTTGAATTGATTCAAACACATAGAATAATGGAGAGTGCTCATGCAAAAATCTCGGATATCAAAAAATTTCTGAGTCGAATATTCGGGATAATTATGGCATACTGAATCATATAAATAAGTACCATACGTTGCGTTATCTTCAAACAGTACAACAGGTCGATGGTGTGTGAGCGTTTGAACTGCAGCTGAAAAAATGAAATTTTCTGCACCTTGTGCATCGCAATGTATAAATCCAATCGACTCGGGTAATTGATTCGTTTCTAATAAAGAATCCAATGTAACGGCTTCAACCATTTCACCTTGACATCCCAATCCAATACCTCCAAAATTACACGGCAGATTATATTCTTCGTTGTAACGTTTTTGAACAATGCCTTGTGACCCATCTAAATCGATGTTATTCATCGTTAATGTACGATTGTCACAAAACAAAGCACAGTGTTTCGGATAAATTTTTGTTTCTAAATGATTATCATAAACATTGCGAAGCAATAATTCGTACAACCTTTGTTGTGGTTCGTATGCTTGAACGATTGCTTCTTTTTTTAAAAATGAAGCGTACACCAAAGAACTAGTACCACAATGTGCACCTATTTCAACGATGCTCTTACATGGATCTATATACATTTGCAAACGCAGAAGTGTGTCGATGTCCCAATATTTACCATCGTTGAAACTTTGTGTAATGTATTGATCATTATGAAATAAATTAAGTTTTCCATAAGGTGTATGAAATGTTTTAATCGAATTCATTTATCTGTGTCATGTCAAAAAAAATTCGTTTTCATAACGAACGAACGAATGTTTTTTTCTCTTGTAATTATAAATGAATTCAGCACCTAATTACGCGGTTATGGCGGTACCACCGCCCATTAGCAGTTTTGATCAACAAAAATTTGGAGGTATCGAAGTGGATGCCTCTGGGGATAATTCAATGATCGTGCATGGTACTTTCATGTTAGACGGTCAAATAACCAGTAGTGCCAGTTACATACCTGCTGTTATCAGTTTAAACAATAGAACCGTGAGTGTCAGTGGAAGTACGATTAATCTCGTATCTCCTTTCATACATACCCCTAACGTATCTACATTATTTAATCCCACTTTCAGTGGTAGTAATGTCGAACGTTTCGAAACACCTTTAGATTTTTACGGTCATGCTGTTTTTGTAACACCCGTACAAAATGCAAGTGGGTCTACCATGATGTGTTTATGTCTCGGGTAACGTGACATATTATTTATTATTTATTTATAGTTATTATTTATTTATAGTTATTATTTTTTATAGTTTATTTTAAGTGAATTATAAAAAATAAGTAACGTGTGTATAAAAAATATTATTTAGTAGTATTTTGAGTATATTATTTTATTTTAGTATTTATTTATTCTTCTTCTTCGCGTATCCAACTGGGTCGTGGCATTATCACCCATTCAACCACCGTGATATCATGATTTGGATCACGGATTCGTTGTTCTTCATAGTACACACCATTGTCCATGATGCATCTGTTAGTTCGCTGTAGCATTGGTAAAACTGTAGGTCCTTGAACATTATCCATACTTGAGTTTGTTTTATTATTTTTGACTCTTTGATAACTTATCAGACTGTTTTTTTTCACGGGTTCTGAAATTGTTTTCTTTTCTTTTATTTATTTTGTTCTATATTATTGTTGTGGTTGTGATGTTTCTATTACCGGAGTTAGCCATTCTGGCATTGGCATTCTGATCCATTGCACAAACACAATGGCATGATTTGGATCCCGTTCCTCGTGTTCTTCGTAATAGATCCCATCGGAAACCATAAATCGTTGTGAACGATGAATTCTATTTGGTATCGGTAAATACGCATCCATGAACTCAGCATTTGATTTTATTGATTAAATCGAAGCCGTGAAAATCGCGACAATATAAAAATAACACAGAACAATTGAACTAAATAAACAAAATGGTGGCCTTTTTTACTTTACTCGATAAAACAATGTCAGAATTAGAACAGAAATACGGTGTATGGTGGGAAGAAGAGGAAACAATCGAAAGTAATCAGATAACAACAAAACAACAAAAAATATATTTATTTTTCAGTGCAGATCCCAAAGAAATTGAAAATGAAAAAATTATTCAAAACATGCATAAATAAGATAACTTAGCGCGTATAATTATTATTTATTTATTTATTATTTATTTTATTATTATTTATAATATTTTACGTAACGTAATAAAATACGTGTAACGTGACGTATAATATTTATTATTTATTTATATTTTACGTATACGTGTTTTTTATCCTGAGTTTGTTGATTCAAACTGTTTAAACATGTTTTTATACACGTACTCTTGGTTTCTTACTGCAAAATATAAATCGTCATGTAAGATCCTCAAGAGTATGCAAATTTTTAATGAAGGAACGTGTTCTAATATTTGAGTAGATCTTTGACGCACCGGACAATAATGTAAATGATGATGTGTTATTTGATACATGTCGTACAAGAGATGTAATTTTCTTGAATGCATTACACATGCGTTCTGAATATCATATGGAAATACGCGATGATCGGTGTATCTATCGTATAGATCAAGTAGTTTTTCACATTCCGTGCATCGTTCGATCGAATCCATTTTATTGTTCTTGTTTATTCATTCGTTCGTTGCATTTTCACGGGTTCCAACTGTTGGTCTTAAAGTTATTACGTGTTATTCATGTTAATGGATAGTAACGAACTCGAAGCGGTTCATATAATTTTTTTAAGAATGTCGGTGTATGCATTTTTCTGATTTTCAATTTGCTGCATTTTCTTTGTTAAATCGTCTTGTATGTGTTTTAGTTCAACGTTCTGATCATTTTGATTCATTCTTTGTTGAATTTGAAGTTCACAACGAAATTTTTTGAGAATAACATAAAATATAATATTCACGAGACTTGTATCCACTAAATTAAAAGAAGGTACGATGAACATCATGAACAGTGTTTCTATCATGATTGAAATTCCTGTTAACATAACACACCGTATAAAAAAAATACCAATCGACGATGTATCCACGGAAATATACATGGAATACAATAACATACCACTGCTTATGCACAGTATTGCAAAAAAAATTAAGACGACTCCTGAAATAATCTGTGTATTTTTAATGGATTTATTATTCGTTTTGATTTCATCAGCAACGTGATGTAAATACGAAACTAGTTTTGACTTTACGTCATCGAACAATGTCGAAGGAATAGATATTTTAACAAACTGTATCAACGAACTTATATAATTCGTCAGTGTTTTCATTTGTGATGCAACGATCGTGTTGATGATTTTTATTCCAGCACCTACAATGATACTGTAAAGAATGATGCAAGTGAGTCCCATACATACTAAAGTCGTAGACAAACTATAGATGGCAATCGAATAAGCAGAATCCATGTTTTTTATTTATTATGTAATAAATAAATAATTCAAACATGTCACAAGTATGTTCGTTCAATGTTTCCGATCCTATTTTCACGATCACAGAATTTAGTATACATATCGGATTAGTTTTTTTATTATTTTTCACTTTATTTATTTTTTTATACGGTCCTTACCTGACACAACAACTCAATAACAAGATATTCACGGCAGCGAATTCTATTAATACGTTGTTAGATGATCAAGAAACAAAAATCATTCGCATCTTGAAAAGTATTCTTGAAAAAATAGATACAGCTCTGTTAGAAGCATATAAAAAGAAAATTGGTATCGATAGCACAGGTAAACCTTTGATCATACCTCCTCCACCCGTCACTCCTACCGTCACTCCTACCGTCACTCCACTCATCACTCCTACCGTAAACAACACACCGTCGTCATCCACCGCACCCGAACCCGAACCGAATGAATCTTTCACTGATACGGCTATCTTTGATCTGGTGACATTGCAAAAAGCTTTTACAGAATTACAAGCAGCCAAAAAACAATCAGAAATTGATACAGCTGCAGCTACCGTATCGTCGGCAGCAGCTGCAACAGCACAAAAAGCAGCCGACGATGCAGAAGCTCTTTCTAAACAAACTGTAAATGCAACGAATACAGGCGATGCCACGATAAAAAAAAATACTGCTCTTTTAGCAAACGCTAAATCCGTCATCGATACTAACACTAAAAACGCCTCAGCACTTCTTGTCGTGTCAAAGCAGGCGATTGCCGATACATTAGCAGCAGAAGCTGTCGTATATGCACAAAAAAAAGCATACGAAATCGATGAAATGACTGAACTTATAGGCACAGTGCCGTATTTATACGACTCATCAGATGTTATCACAACTGTCTGGAACAATAGCGACTTTAAAGAAGAGGCATTAATCGATGAGATTATCAAGAGTAAATCGATTCATTACACTGAAATGAAAAGCAAAGCGAATTGTTTGATTTACACTAAATACAAAAGTAATTTTGATACAACAATTAAATCATTGAAAAGTAAATTGGATTTAGGTAATGTCTTGAAAATAAAGAAAGGTGCACCGCTTCAAAAACCCATGTTTTTGAAAAATCCGTTGAACAATATGACAGCCTTTGCTATTTTCAGTGTTTTTCTCATTCTTTTCTTAATCTTTGGATTTTTCGTACGTGATTTCTTTTTCAGTTATACAGGAAGAGGTTATATCTTTTTAGAAATATTCATCGTGGTGTTTCCAGTGTTTATATTCACTTCTGGTATCACTTTATTATTAATGACATTTCTAACACCTAAAATCGTTATGATTTCAGATAACGATCTGTTTAATTATTTCATTAACGCTATTAATAAATTATAAAAATAATGTAACGTCATTTAAATAAATAAATAATTTATATTTATAAATCATTACTTTTAAAATGAAAAAAAACACGAATTCAGACTTTTCCAGTCCGACCGATAAGTATGCTCATCCAGGTATAACGGACGATGTAAATTCAAAATTGCATGGACTCAGTGACAAACAGATGGACGCTTTCATGCTCAAGAACTTTCAACTTTACAGAGACTGTGTGAATGAAAAGTTGATAGATGCGAGAGTGCGTTCTACGTACGTACGTCGTGACGATGCGAATAGTTAATTCGATCATTTACGTTCTTAATAATTTAGAATTTACAAAATACCGTTTATCTATTTAATCTACGTAGGCTCGAAATTTATTTTTCATTACATCCAAAACGAAGTTTATAGTATTGTATTTGTTTGTGTTGTTGTAAAAGTCGTTTTTGTTTTCGATGTAATATGTGCAGTTTTTTAAGTAATTGTTGTTTTCTGTGTATCACAGAATGACGACGTTTTCTGTTATGATTTAAATTCGTTTGTGTAATCGATGATGCGTAAGGATTATAAGAGTCTGAGTTATAATTCATTTACAATTATAATAATATTTTTTATTTTTAGCAATACATCATTCCAACGGTTATTTTATCTTGATGTTTCTTTTTAAATTGACACGATGCATTTTTATACTCTTGATACATCGCAAATCCACTTAATAAATCATCGCTGTTCAATGTTCTTTTTTTACGATTCGCTTTCACAAATAAATTAGAAGAATGGGCGATTTTACAACGTGTAAATAAGATCTCGGTATCACCGCCTGAAAATTCAAAATAATGCTGATTTTGTTGTGAAAAAATAGTATTCAGTATCGTTTCGGTCGATTTATTTTGTACGTTGATGGACCATTGACTGTGCTCAATTTGTGAAATAAATATATTTTTCAAATCTTCTAAACTATACGATTGTAATGAATATTTCCATGGAAATCGACGTTCTAACCCTTTATTCATTGAAAACACACAATCTTGAATGTCTTGTTCGTATCCAGCGATGATGCATAACATGTCATCGCGATGTTCGGATAAAAACTGCGTGATTGTATCGATACATTCTTTTGAAAAAGAATCTCGTTTATCTGGTGCACCGAACGAATATACTTCATCGATCAACATGACACGTCCGATGCATAATTCTAAAGCTTCCATTGTTTTGATTGCAGTGCTTCCTAAATGTTCACCGATTAAATCGGCACGCGTGACACTGTACACTTCTTCCGATTCTAATAAACCTAGACGTGCATAAATACGTCCCAGTATTTCTGCAAGCGTTGTTTTTCCTATACCGGGATCGCCTGTTATTTGTATATGATTCATATCGTTTTCGCTCGACAGATTCTGTGCTAAATACAAAACGTGTTCGACGACTGTTTGTTTGACTTGCGACATACCCACCATTTTTTGAAGTTCTTTTAATTCTTCTAACACATTCTGTAAATTTTCAATACCAGTTTTCTGGTGTTTACGGTACGATGTGGATTCGATGAGTGTTATAATCTGATCTAATGTGATTTTATTGTCCGTTGTGAGGGTAGTTGTTTTATTTAATTCTTTTAGACGTGCGCTTTTACGATGATTCGACTCTTGTTTATCACATGCGGGTTTAGTCATTGTAACGTAACGTTCTTCTTTATAGAAAAGAATCTTTTTTAAATAGAATAACGACGATGAATTAAATTAAAGTTCAGTGTGGTGTAGTTTATCATGTTGTTATTAACATATAATAAGAAATTTAAATTTAATAACATTTCGTACTTTGAATTGTTCGGTGATCAATGTTTTATTAGGTATTGTGAGTGGTTTAATCGTGTAATTATTTGGTACTTTAAACACGAACATTGAAATCCGTGTGTGATATAATTCCATGATTTCATAAATTTCAATGGCTTTGTTATGCGGATCGTTGATACACAATCGATCGATGGTGTCTTTTTTTTTATAATCGAGTCCCCATGGTGCATCGATATACAGGATATCGATCGCACGAAGATGCAAACAACAAAACACGTTATTTAAATAACATTGAACATTATTAAGCAAATACGTTTCAATGTTGTTTCTAAGTGCACGTGCATTGGTAATTTCATGTTCGACAGCTATCACGCATGTGGTCGGAAAAGCGATAGCCATGCTGATAGTATCCGTACCGATGTTAGCCGTACCATCCATGATAAAACTGGGTAAAGTTTGTCGATATTTCGAAATCAATTTGACTAAAAAAGCACTGCCTTGTTGTCTCGATGAGTAATGAAGCGATTCTGTGGTCAATTGCAAATTCGCATAATTAATACCATAATTGGATACTTTTGGAAAATAATCATGGATAAGTGTCATCGAAAGCATGGGTAATATCGTATTCGATGGACGTGTTTCGATCGGTGTTTCCACAGTGACGATGTTGGAAATAATTGGAACGGATGGTAGCGTAGGTTCAATGTACGTACGTATTTTTTCAAAACGAAATGTGAAATTCAAGTAAAAAATCTCGTTGTGTTCGTTTAATTGTGTCGTCGTAATATAATTCGTTTCTAAGACATGTAAATTATATATTTTGGCTACACGTATTAATTCTGCAATATCGATCATATATTCGATAGAAGGTTCGTTTATAAATTCAAAATAATGGGGTTGTTGATCGTTAGTATGATGACGGTTCATAAAACCAAAAGCGTATTTATGACCATACACGCTTTTTAATTTTGTTTCTAATATTTCTATTTGATAAATTTCGTTTTCATGTTTGGATTCATGGTTTAATACTTTGCGAAGACGTTCACCATCGATTGCAATACCCGTAAACATACCTCCTACTTTCAATAACGTTGATACTAAATTTAATAACGTATGAAGTGTCTCTGATGATTTAAAAAAATAATTCAGTGCATAATTCATAATCACCGTATCCACTTCTGTTTCGGTAGAAGGTGTTCGATTCCTATGAAATGTGTACTGTTCCTGTGTTATCGAGTTTAAGGCACGTTTGGTAGCATGAAGAATCAGTTCACTTTGAGATTCGATATCGTTGATAAAATAATGAACGTTAAAAGGCACAGCACGAAACGCATTTTTGGTTTGGTTTTTATAACAGGATAAATACCGTTCCATTGCATTGTTAATGGAAGGTTCATGTTTATCGAATCCGATCACTTTTTCGTAATTAGCATTAAAACATTTATGAATATCACCACCACGTCCACATGCTAAATCAATGAGTACCGAAGGTTTGGAAGGGTATTTATATGGAACGCATGCTGCAGCATTATAAATCAGATCACGTTTTACAGAATTATGAAACGTTGATATTTTCTGAAACACTGTATTAAGATCCATGTTGAATGTCAATTATTTTCTTTTAACATCATTTCTTTATTTCGTTTCACGGGTTCCAACTGTTTGGTTAATTAATAACAATCGAACGATGTTAGATAAACACGATTGAATACGTCTTCCCGATGACCACCGTTAGGTCCTTGTCCATATTTCGGTGATTTGTATAAAGTCGTTACATCATTCATGTCTTTCAACGTCAAATGACGCGATGAAAGTAATTCGGTACGAACAAAAAAACAGTTCACGCCTCGAGATTCACAATAAACCAGGGTGTAACCATGTGGTGATAATAAATTGTAAAATGCTAACAACGAAGCACCGAAATAATTGGTATAATCCCATTGCATATTCGATTGATATGTTACTACTTTATCTTCGTGTGGTAAATGCGTTGCGTTGTATTCACATACAATGATATCCATCGTGTATGCATGATTCACTATTTCTTTCAAAACGTAAAAATCATTAAAATCGATATCAATACTAAGCACGTTGATGTGTTGAGGTACTTTATATTTATCGAATAAGGATACGATGTTCTCACGTGTAATGAATTCAAATTTTATGCCATAACATCCGTCGTTGTCTTTGGTATAAGAACCGTCCATTTGTAATCCCGTCCAATTATAAAAATCATGTAATACACGTGTGTTGCATTGTTTGCCATCTTCTACACCGAATTCCACATAAATATGGTCGTGATAATTCTCGTACAAAAGTTGAATTAATTTAATTAAAATACCATCTTCACCGTTTTGTGAAAAAAAACGATATTCGTGTTGACTTAAATCAATGGAAGTCATTTAAAAATAGAAAGGTACTTCAATTTATATATTTTAACGCATTTTTAATACACATGTAATTTCTCTGGAAAATTGTAAAGACATTTATCGTTTTGTAATTCTAATAATTCTTTATTCATACCACCGTATTGTAAGACAAAGAAAACACCTGTGAAAAGAAGAAAATTCGTGAAGAAAAAAGCTGCTCCTTTTTTATTGTCTTTTTCGTGTCGCAACGATACCATGGTTTCAACAACGGATATTACTACGGTGACAAACACATACTCGGAAATGAATAACCAAAAAGGAATCGTGATAGGTTCTCTGATCACAATGGCTAAATAAATAACAACGATCGTGAAAAGAAGTGCAACAGTCAACGAAATACCGAACACTGCTGGATTTTCTTTTGCTTCGCGTTGATTTAATTGATCGGAAGTTGATTTTGGTGAAAAATTTGCCATGAAATTAAAATAACCTGAAAACTCACGTATAATCGCAAAAAAGAAAAAGAATAAAAAGACCATGAAACATGATTCGAATCCTTTATGCCATAACACGCTGCTCTCGATACCTTTATTATTATTATGCAGAATAAACATCAAACCTGCACAGATCGCGCTTACGGAGGCTACCATGTAAGCATCACCGATTAGATAATCGGGATGTGCTATAATATAACGCGTCTCATAATTGACTAACCCTAAAATACTAAGAAAGAAAAGAAGACCTATTTTTCCAAATAATATGATATTGGTAAATGTTTTGCCGTTGATTTTCATTGTGATTGTCTCAATTTGAAAATATCAATAGATTTAATTCTTGTGAGTTATACAATTCTGGATTTGATAACAGTGTCGAAACATATGAATTTTTGATTTCTTATATTACAAAAATATTTTTGTTACATACGTGAATAATGAGATATAAACGATTCGATTTCACTGTTAGGTGTGGTATAGGCAGACATGCTGATATCGGAAGGTTGTGATACAGGAGACACTGATTTAGTTTGTGTATTGGTCTGAACGACCTTCTGATTCTGTAAGTACGTGAACATATCTTTCAGATTGCCCGTAACAAGTTGATATGAATCAGAAATTTCTCGGACCCTTCGTTTTTGTAATTCATTGAATGCACTTGGTGGTATTTTTGAAATTTCTGTTAGGATGAGATTTAATACTTGTGATTTTAAATCAGCGATTTGGGCTTCATATGTCACTACTTGTGTTCTGTCTTGATCGGAAGGATTTTGTATACTTTGTTTAAATGCTACGACTTGATTTCGTGTATCATACATCTTTTGTAATAAAGGTGTTGTAGCATCGGTAATATTTGGAAACCAAACCACTACCATCGATAAATCATCCGATGTAATGGGATGATCTGCTGGAATATTGCTGAACACGTTTTGATATGCATTTTGAGGCATCTGTACTGCCGACGGTTTCTGTGTAAATCCAATGTTTTCTGGTGCGATGCTTAAATCGATCGATCGTTGTTTGATTTGGTTGTACAATACACCGATTGCTTCTACTTTAGATCGTTGTGACGCATCGAACATCGAAGAAGGGACACTGTTATAAACTTCTGCCATAACAGTATCGATAAAATTCATTTCTAAATTGACCAGTGTTTGTTGTAACAGACGTGAGGTGTTATAATCTTGTTCGGATGGTGTTGACGATAAACCTTGTCCGAAACGTGTTATTTCAGCTCGTTTATCGATAACTTGTTGTAATAACTGTCCCGCAGTTGATCTTGGTGAAAGTAGTTTTGACAACGATGGTAGATCTTCTTCTGTCAATGGACGATCCGATGGTATAAAGTTAAACATGTTGAGAGTTCGTTGTTGCATACTAGCGGATAAACTCCCTGTGGGTTGTTGTGGAAGTGGTGCCGTGTTCATGTTAGATTGTTGTTGTGGCATTGTGGATGTGACAGGTGTCGGTCCCCCCATCGGTGTCGGTCCCACCATTGGTATTGGTCGAGACCCGGGGCCTAACATTGACGCTGTTGGTATTTTAGTGTAAAAAGTGCCACTATTGGGAACTTCAAAGAGTGGTTGACCTCTCATTCCAAACGAACACATGCCGTTGTTGTCGTATGAGTAACCTCCACAATCTGTTGTCATGTCACACAATTGTTGACATTGGTTTTGTGTTATTTCCATGTCGATATATTTTGGATCGTAGTAACTACTCGACTTGTAATTCGGTTGCGATGAATACATCGAATTGGGTTTAACGTCTGGTATCGATTCACGCATTGAGTAAATCAATTTCTGTGCAGTTGTTAATGCTCGTATAGAATCTTGCATATTCGCCATGTAATTATTGAGCTGGTCCGTATTTTTACTGATATTATTTTTAAAATCTTGATTCATACTCATCACTTGTGCTTTGTCTTGTTCACACATTGCATTTTTACTGATTAAATCGTTAGCAGAAGAAGTACACTGTGTTTGGAATTTCGTGTAATCAGATTGTAACTGAGATAATGTATTTTGTGATTGAATTAATTGGCCTTGTGCTGTTTTAAGATTGGCATTTAATATGTCTAAATCTGCAGGTGTTATGTTAGCTTTCGGTAAAATACCAGGTGCGGTGCTATAATAATCAACATCCAGTTTCCATTTAATGTACTTGTTCAAGGTTAAACCGAATTCAAATTCGTGTTTGGTTTGGAATTCGTTGTATTTGTATAAACATGATGAATCCGTTGCTGAGCATACGACCGGTGTTAAATAATTTTTAAACGATAAATAATCAGCCACGCATGTCTTATTACATAATTTTGTTGTAAGTCCGTACAATGAAAATGTATACGTATTTAATCCTGTACCCGGCAGTGGACAAGGAGACGAATATCCGTTCTTTTTATAAGAATTTAAACCATAAATGTAACTGGATGTAACCGTATCGTTAAGTATCAATTCAGTGATTGTGGGATCGATGTATGGAAGAATTGCAAGAATCCGTTTATTCTGTCCATTCGCATCGATGTAGGTGTTTTCAAGTACTAATGCGTAACTTTTAATAGTTCTATCCAAAGTCCACGCTACTTTAGGAGCTAAGATCGATACAGGATTTGAATCCGGGCAAGATAAATATTGAGGTAATATAATATTATTAGCATCCGACCAATTCGTGAATAGTTTATTCATAATTTATTTATAGGTAAAGATATATTTTAATTTAAGGTTGTTATTCTGTTAGATTTTGAATTTCGTGTTTCAGTTCACCTATTTCAGTTGTTAAATAATACATATGAATAGAATCTAAAATTAATAAAATACCTTCTAACAAAGATTCAAAATTTTCAACGTATTCGTATCGTTTTATCATGAAATGTTTTGACATGAAATTAGTTAATTTCAAAAGAGCGATGATTATCGTTAAAACGATAATTGTAATTATAAAAGGTGTGAACACTGCTTTTTCTTTTTCAATCGTGGAAGATTTTGACATATTTATTCTATCGTAAATAAAATAATTATGTTTAACACTTAATAATTAATTCAACGTTCACGATGTATAAAACGATTATGTGTGATAATATGCCCGTTCAAATACCGGATAACGGACGCATGCAATGTTGTGGTAGAGGTGCGGCCTACGATACGACCGAATACGATTGTCGTAATAACATCATTCATCCGAAAAAGGAAACAAAAGGTGTTGATTTAAATTCACGATTTACGAACATTCACGAAGCGTTCGGACAAGCAGCGTGTGGTTCCAGTGTGATTAATATCAAAACGAATCTGTGTTGTAACGGTGTAATCAACAGTTGGGTCGGAGGTGCTAACACCATGTGTTGTAATACGAAAGCATACGATCCTACAAAAAACATGTGCTGTTCAGATGGCAATACGTTATTACCAATGACATCCGATCCGAGCATGACCGCGTGTTGTGGTACCGGTTTATACAATCCAGGTAAATCGATGTGCTGCGGTGGTACTGTGCAGCCGATTATTGGTACAGCAGCTAACACGGGATGTTGTGGCACAGCTTCTTACAATTTGACCAATCAAATGTGTAGTCGAGGCAGAATAGCCAACAAATAATATGTGTGAATAATCAATAAACACGATGATCGAAGAAACAGAACAATCCGACACGATGTTATTAAAAATACGTCAATTTCATACCGTTGTCAAACGTGATATTATTAATAATGCTTATTCACATATCATGTACTACATTCCTAATGCACCTACAGTTTTAATTGATTTAGCCTGTGGACGCGGGGGTGATTTACACAAATGTTTCGATGCTAATTACGAGACGGTAGTGGGTGTGGATGCCCACGAAAATTCGATCATCGAAGCACGTGAACGGTATATGGCAAGTTATCAATCCAAAACCAAACCAAAACAACGTGCGATTCCATATCATGTTCATTTTTTCAATTATAATATCAAAACACAATCGGATAATATCGTTCGTTCGGTACATCAAGCTTTACAAACCCGATATTCAGAAATGAATCCGTTACGACGTCATGCACCGAACGCAAATACCGGACAAGCAGATACGGTCATCATGAATTTCGCATTGAATTATTTTTTTGAGACACCCGATACACTCGACACCTTAATACGAACGGTATCGGTTTTGTTAAAACCCGGAGGAGTGTTTACGGGTGTTGCTTTAGATGGTAAACGAGTCAACGAAATCATCACTCAAAACCGAACGCAGGACATTTATAAAATTAAATTAACCGATCAAAAACAAATTCAAGAAGTGTACGGAAATGGCTATATTTTCCAATTCACACAAAAAAGTAAAACCACGCAACATTATTTTGAATTCATCGGTGAAATCGAAGAATATTTTATCGATATACCTGAATTAATTCGAGTGTGTGATAAGCATAAATTACAATTAATGCACACGAGTTATTTAGTTGATAATTTAGACGATCATAACGATGTGTTTTATGTTGATTTCGTGTTTTCGTTCATGAAAACATTACAAGGCCACGAATTACCTCAACAATTAAACGTGCAACCTCAACCTTTACAACCAGTGTCATCCATCATGGTCCAACGTCCTGAAAATAAACGGATCGAACATTCCAATCGCGTGCTAAAGTATTTTCCACAAACCAGTGATCGCGATGTGAATTACCTTGATATTGATATGACATCGGAATCTTTGTATTCATCGTCACGTATCGAAGGCGGTCTTTTCTTAATCAAAACCATCCAGCATTATTACACGAAACCGATGACGACCCTTTTAGATGGTACGGCGAACATCGGAACCGATACGATCGCTTTAGCACTCGCATTTCCAACATGTCAAATCACAGCCATAGAAAACGAAGTAACGAACAGTGCCGTTTTAGAACATAATATCAATGTTTATAATTTATCCAACGTAACGATTCTTAAAGACAACACGTTGCATGTTTTAAACACACAAGGTCATTTGAATTATAACGTCATTTACATCGATGCACCTTGGGGTGGTACGGAGTATAAACAGCACGACCAAATGTCGTTGTTTTTAAGTTCAGACATAGAAAAACTCGAGATCGCTCATTTATATGTAAAATATCGTTCACGGGCAGATATGTTTATTTTTAAAGTACCTATCAATTATAATTTCGACGCTTTTTATACCACCATTCATTCTTTCCGTGAACAAACCTTTTCTTTACCTTTTAAAATTCATAACAAAGTCAAATTTCATTTACTTATCGTAAAACAACACATTTAAAACATCACGTAACGTAAAATAATAAATAATTACAATTATTATACATGTATAGTATTGCGGATATCGTTCATGATGGTAGTCTTCACCGTTTCGAACAGTCGTACTAGTTCATGATCGGTAGGTGTGGTTGACGGTGTCGTGTATTCCTCACACACCCTGATATGATTGTAAACGATCTGGATTTTATGTGTGTATTGGACGTTGTCCGTGATATATTTCTTGAAAATCACGAACAGATTCTTAGGATGCGTGTAATCGATCTCGTTAAGGAGAACATACATGTTCGGATGGAGTTTTTTGACGGTTCTGATGGCGGTTGAAATAGCACGTTTTTGAGCTCTGATAATGTAATAGTGGTTCGTGATATCGTGATCGTGGAGAATAACGAAATGGTCCGTGAGCAACCTTTCTTTTATTTCTGGAACCACGTGTTCGATCACCGCTTCGATTGTTTCTCTGATATGAACGACTTCTGTTTTCAACTCACCGTTTTCTATTTTCTGTTCATCGAGTTTATCGTGAATGTCTTCTGTTCTATTCATGAGATGCTCGAACCGTGTCTGTAATTCCGTATTTTGAAAAGATAGATGTTTGATTTCATGACTCTGTTGTTTAATTTCATATGTCAAATTATCAATTTTCTCATCTTTCATACACACCACGAACTTCTCTCTTTCTTCTTTATACTCGATCTGATATTTCATATATTCAATAAATATATCATCGATGATCAGGAAGTAGTCGTGGATACGATCCGTATTCTCAGTGCGTACCTGAAGACACAACTTCTTAAACGTTTTCCGCGTGATGTAGATGTCTTCTCTGTTTTGTCCACCGTGTTGTGTAAAACTCGCGGGGCCACATGGCCCCGCGAGTTTTACAATTCGGTAATCCACATTCTCAATAAAATTAGAACTTATAAAAGTACCTTTTATGTTGCGTCCAACCAAAACACGTTTTAAACTTCGTTGTATAGATATCTTCTTCGATGTGTCCACCCGTGTTGTAAAAAGTGCGGGACCACGTGGTCCCGCACTTTTTACAATTCGATACTCCATATTCTCAATAAATGAGAATATACGAAACACTTTATGTTATCTCCAGATATTAGCGATGAAAAGGAAGTAGTCGTGAATGTGTCCACCGTTTTGTATAAATCTTGCGGGACCACGTTGACCCGCAAGATTTACAATTCGATACTCCACATTCTCAATGAAATGAGAACTTACGAAACACCTTTTATGTTGTATCCCAAATATTAGCAATGAGAAGGAAGTAGTCCGTGAATGTGTCCTTACCGTTTTGTATAAAACCAGCGGGGCCACGTGGCCCCGCTGGTTGTACAATTCGATACTCCACATTCTCAATAAAATGAGAATGTACGAAAGTACCTTTATATCGTAACGTAAAATAAAATAATAATAACATTTATTAACCATGTGATAGCGTGTTTACGTCTGATATTTTAATTTCCTTTATAAATAACAAATGATTATATGTAATATTTCTTGGGATATGTGATCGTGTGTGTGATCGTTTTTTTTTTGAAATCAGATAATAATGGTCCGTGATGATTTTTTCCAGTGATGATGATATTACGATCGTAATGTCCGGTACTAAACACGAAAGAAGAATTGAAGGATTCGTAGTATTCAATACCAATTTTTGATTGTGTGTACAACGATCTGAAATGTTTAAAAACAGGGTATAATCGTTTCTGTTTTATATTTTTAAAATGAAGATGAATCGTGATACACGTGTTAATTTCTTGAGTATCGTGAACTATCGAATCGATCGATGCATTGATTTTTTCGGTTTGATGAATCGTTTGATATACTCGAAACGTTTCTAATGATGGAAATAATAGATATTCTTTTATTCTTGCACTGAATAAACATTTCACTGTCTGGAATAAATGATTCAAATGATGACGATGCATGATTTGAAGTACGATAGCGTGTTTTGTTTTGCATCGTTCTTTTGCTTTCACTTTGAATTGATGACACAGTTCCTTTTTTGTCATGTCGATCAATCGTGAATATTCCATATTCATTTTTATTTGTGTTGTTACGCAAACATAAACAAAAATTAACTAGAATTAAAATATTATTTTTTTATATTTTTTACATAGAAATGTGTTTTGTTTTTTATATAATAATTATAATACTCGTTTTGTTTTTTTAATAACGAATGGGGTGGTGAAGACATGATGTGTGTTTGAACTTGTTTAATGTGTGGTTGTTTTTCTAAATTTTTTACGTGGACATTCGACATTAATGTGAAACACATGTTACCGCCGTTTTTATTCATGTAGATAGGTCGTGGACGACATGGTTTTATTTTTTGTAAATTCATTTTATATTTTTGTTATTTATTTATTCGTTTATTTCATGGGTTCTGGTATTTTACTCAACCGATCGGTTTTAAATAACGCATGATGATGGTTCCTAACACGATCCACATCGCCATGATGCTATTGCCACCATTATAAATAGCCCATCGTAATGCTTGACAGTGTGGTGAAGGAACGATGAAAGGAGCCATGATAAAGCCCATTATCGTAGAGGGAACACACATTTTCACATATAAATGAGAAGCTGTGTAATGTATAAAAATCCATCCGAAATAAACGATCAACACGTTGGTTATTTTTTTAACGCGATCGTTGTTTTTAAACCCTTGCAATGTATCCATTTATTTTTCTTGTTCAGTGTTCTTTCTTATTAACGTTTCCTCTACTTCGTTATATTTATTCATGGGTTGAGTTTATTTTGTTACATTGTAAATAAACAATGGCTTCTGCTATTTTAAACGATGGAACACTGTCTGTAGATTGTCAAAATCTGATGTTAAGTTATATTAGAATCACTGCAAAAATCACCGGATATTTCATTGGATTGATGATTGTTTTGATTTATATCGTGTTCTGGCTTCTTTTTAAGATCGTGAATGCTGTTTATGATGCATCCATTGCTCAATTCACTTTACAGACTATATTTTCGATCAGAAATTTTGCAGATGTTATATGCGTGATCTTGTTAGGATTCATGGTTTGGTTTTCGATAGAACTTTCGTATTGGACCAAACGTGGTAAAGGCGTTTTAAAACGCATTATAGCGGCAGAATGCAATAAACAATAATTCCATGTTTCAAATTATTCTATTCTTAATTTTAAAACGATATTCATGAATACCAAAAAACAATTCGGACAGTTTTTTACTACGCGTTTTTCGTATGTATTACAAGATTTATTTATTCCATTGACCGTGGACACGATCATCGAACCTTTTTGTGGTGAAGGTAATTTACTTTCGTTTCTTGAAAATAAAACGAAGTATACTATTCAATGTTACGACATTCAACCACGTTTTAATTTTATTATTCAACAAGATACTTTAGTGAATCCACCTCTTTATTTGAATAAATTTATTCTTACAAATCCTCCTTATTTAGCACGGAATAAATCACAAGATAAATATTTATATGAACGATACAATACCAATGATTTATATAAATGTTTCATGTTAGAATTAATTGTGAATCCGTGTTCAGGTGGTATTGTGATTCTTCCTTTAAATTTTTGGTGTTCCATACGAAAAAAAGACGTGACGTTACGTCAAAATTTTCTTCAAAAATACGATATACTCCATCTTAATATTTTTGAAGAACCTGTTTTTCAGGATACGACATGCACCGTGTGTTCGTTTCAATTCGAATTAAAACGTATCCAGGAAGATGTCAGTATTATACCAACGATCATGATATACCCTCATCGAGAATGTATAAAACAGGTCGAATTAAATGAAAAAAATCGTTTTTTATTTGGAGGAGATATTTATAATTTAACACCTTCTTCGTTGTACAAAGTGAGTCGATTGACGCATAAATCAAATCCCCAACATGCCACATCACTTTCTATCAAATGCATCGATGATACGACACCGATCCATATGATGTCACGTTCACGTATTTACACTGATATGAGTCAGAAACTTGCTGAACGATCGTATGCTACGCTTGTAATCGAACCACCTCTTACGGAACAAGAACAATGTACGATCGCTTTCCAATTCAATGCATTGTTAATGCATTATCGTTTAAAATATAAATCGCTTTTTTTGTCTCATTTTAGAGAATATAAACGTAAACGTATTTCGTTTGATTTAGTTTATAGCATTACTTCTTATTTATTAAAATATATTAATATTCATTGTCACGACGACGATGTAACGTGCATAAATTATCACAGAAATTTATGATAAATCCTAAAAAAATATGAATACATGATACATGTTCGTTATTATCCAATTCACTTTTTAAACTTTCCATTTCATCGTCCCATGCTTTTTTGGCATCGTCATTTATTTCTTCGATCACGTGTTCAACTATTATCATTTTTATAGATATGTTCTTTAATTGTATGTAACGTAACACAATTTTCTTTAACCACACAATTCGTCAAAAAAACGTTGCACCGATATCCAAAAACGACCCAAACATGAAACCTGTTTTGAATTATCGGTCTCGGAATCATCAGGATCGTTATAATTTTGTATAAATACACCACAACATGAAATATTTACATCTCGTTCAGAATGTATGGTGTAACTTTCCTCGACAACATCGAATGTTAATTTAGCAACATTGTTCTTTTTTTTAAGCAGATATTCGTTATATTTATTTTCGTGTTGTTGTGCATAATATTCAAAATCGTTGCATTCACATAGATCGTCGTCTTCTTCCATATCTTGTTTTTTTTCTTCTACGATCTGTTTTTCTTCTACGATCTGTTTTTCTTCTACGATCTGTTTTTCTTCTACGATCTGTTTTTCTTCTTGAATTAAATTATAATATCTGTAGCCGTCGTGATTGATTTGTTCAATGGCATGTATAAATTCATTTTCAGAATCTTCGTTTTCTGAATCCATGTTTATTTCAGATTCATTGATATTTTTATACTTTTCATCGTTTAATTCGACCATGATAGTATCAATAGCACGAATCCATGATTCTTCTTCTTCGTGTATTTTTTTTAAATAATCCATTTCGATCATCAAAGAATCCGTGTCGTGTGTAGGAGTAGGAATATCGTCTTTACGAATGCCTATGATTGTAAACTCTAATTCAGAATCATGTTTGGGCATACTGTACGTTGTCTTTTGTAACATATCGTCGTCATCATCGTCATCGTATAACTCGAGACACATTTTTTCTGATTGTTTTGCAATGCTTCTATTCATTTTAACAGATACGAAATCTACACTATGACATGGAATAAAAATATATTTAAAAAACATGAATTGTCTTTTTACGCAATATTTTTTCATTCTTTTATAATAATAGAACATTAATGGGATCTGCTTATTCTACACCTGTACCGTCCGCGCCAGCTTCTACTGCTTCATCGAGTCCTGATTCGTCCGCACCATCCACACCAACACCACAAAACTGTCAGTTGAGTCCTTGGGCAGATTCGACTGCGTGTAGCGTTGATTGTGGTGGTGGCACTAAAACTCAGCTAAAATCAATACTTGTTAGTGAGTCGAATGGTGGTACGTGTCCACCTTTGACGAGTTTGAGACAACAAATCGCTTGTAACACACAACCGTGTCCGGTGAATTGTTCGTGGGGAACATGGACAGATCTAACACCGTGTTCTCAGACATGTGGGGGTGGTACTAAAACACAAATAAAACCGATCACAGTCCTCGATGCAAACGGTGGTACACAATGCCCATTGCTAACAAAACGCATGCAAACCGTGACGTGTAATACCGACCCATGTCCAGTCGATTGTCAAGTAGGACAATGGACCGATACTACACCCTGTAGTAAACAATGTGGTGGTGGTGTAATGACTCAAGAGAGACAAATACTTAAATCGGCATCGGGTGGTGGTGTGCCATGTCCCGCAAATCTAAAACAACAAGTGCCTTGCAACGTCGACCCATGTCCAGTGAACTGTCGCATGGGACCTTGGACAGATTCCACCACATGCAGCGTAGCATGTGGTGGTGGTATAAAAACACAAACCATGGCTGTGCTTACAGACGCTTACGGTGGTGGTACACCGTGCGTACCATTATCCGAACGTACAAAATCAGTACCATGCAACACCGACCCATGTCCAGTGAACTGTTCGTGGAGTCAAACGTGGACAGATTTCACACCGTGTTCTGAACCATGTGGTGGTGGAAGTAAAACACAAATTCAACCGATCACGTTTCCTTCTGCTTTCGGTGGAACACCGTGTCCAATAATATCGAGCCGCATGAAAATGGTACCATGTAACATGGATCCATGTCCGATTGACAATAGTGTGACATCTGTTTCTCAATCGGTCGATGCATTAAAAAGACGATTGGATAATACGACACCCGTTGTTCTGAATTCAGATACATTGGTTGCATTATCATTTGCAATGAACGATGCATCCATCGTGAATGCATGTATTACTAATTTAAAAATTTCTAACGTACAAGCACAAAATGGCTCTTTCGTGAACGTAAGCATATCTGCAATAAATCGTGTTGATTTTACAAATCTATCGAATTCTATTTATAATTTATCATCTTCTTATTGGGGAGGCACTGATTATTTAAAATTAACAGGTGGAGAAGTCGGATATCTAAGAATCAATGAAGCTAACGGTAACCCATTGGTTATTGGATCCAAGGGAACGGCTGCTACATCAAGTACACCTGCAGTTAACGCCAACATGTGGTTATTCAATACCTACCCGGGTGCAAATTATTTAACCGTCCGAAAAAATTTACCATCGGGATGGTCCGGTACGTTAATGACACTGGACGATCAAGGCAACGTTTCGTTTGCAGGTAAGATCATAAATCCTGTACAAACACAGGTTAATATATTAGACACCGACAGCAATAACAACAGCGTCATCAAAATATATTCCAAAGCAAACACAAGCACTTCCCAAGATTTTATCGAAATGGGTGAACCGTCTGGCAATTTCTGTGGATTGATCGGTGGAGGGATAGAACAAAACGTGGGCGGTATTCTCACACTGAATTCACGCAACGATAGACACCTAACAGAATTAGTCAGAATCCGTCCTAATGGAATGTATGCGTACAATAACACATACGTAGGTATGGACAAAACCAATGTAAGTTACGGAATGAGATTTGCCACATATAAACCAAATTGTTATATAGATTTTTTCTCCAATAACAATTTATACGACAGTGGCAATTTTTACGACGGACGAATTTCATGTGCAGGTGGAACTATCGGAAGCACGACTACCGGTGGTATGTCATACGTAGCTGCAACACATTCATTTTTCAGTTTGAATGCAAATTCGATATATGATCAAGGAGGAAAAGATTACGGTGGAAATCCGCTCATAATCGGAACTGTATCCGTAAATAACCAATCGTTGAACACGTGGTTAATTAATACCTACCCAAATGCCAGTTATATTGGTTTAAGATTTAAGAAAGATGCCGGTTGGTCTGATATAGTAATGCAGTTAGATGGCACCGGTAATGTCTCTTACACCGGCAATATCATCATGTCAAAACCGTTGTTTTTGCCGAGTGGTTACACGGAACCGATCGAAGGTCAGTTAGGGTATGTAAAAGCTTCGAGTTATAATACGAGTGTATTAATTGCCGATAGCAGTTTACCTGCTAATGCAACGAGAGATAATTCAACCACTATCAAAGCATTCGACATACCTTTTCAATATTACCATGCAACAAATATACAGTTAAAACCGGGTGTTTGGATAATCTACGCACGCGCCGTAGCAACACCTAAACGATCTGATATACCCGGTTGTATAGCGTTTTTGGCCATCAGTACCGATTTAACCGTCCAAGATCTATGTCAGACCAGTACTTATATCACGAATGTGACGGGTAATGCTGCATTGGCCATCAATGAAACCGTAAGAGTGGGGGATACCACAACATATTACGCCAATATGTCGTGTAACGTGACAGGTGGCATTTCATGCGATATCAACACGGTCATGCTAACAGCCACCAGAATAGCATAATATACTAATACGTATTAATATAACCATTATAACATAAAAGTATGTCGCATAATTCGAATTATGCGACATGTAAAAAGCTATTTATAGTAGTATTAGTACGTATTAGGATGAACAAACATCATGGTCGATTAAACGTGATAAATATATCGTTTCTTAGTATCAAATGGGTTCGATATTTTCTTCAACGACTTCTTCAGCATCTTCTTCCCCCCTTTCCTCGGCTTACCCATCGACCGATTCGATCGATTGTCAGTTAGGATCATGGGTTAGCGTCGGGGTTTGTAATGTTTCTTGTGGTGGCGGGTTTATATCTCAAACGCGTCAGATTACTCAACAAGCTAGCGAGAATGGCATACAATGTCCGTCCGTTGATCAGCTCACACAAAAAATGCCGTGTAACACACAACCGTGTCCTATCAATTGTTCTTTGAGTCTTTGGACAGATGACGAGTGTAGCGTTCCATGCGGAGGAGGTACGAGACGCCAGACTCGATCTATCCTCATTCAAAATGCTTTTGGTGGTGAACCGTGTGCGAGTTTGACACAAAACGTTTCTTGCAATGTACAACCTTGCTCGATCGATTGTGTCACAGGTGCTTGGAAAGATATAACGACCTGCAGTGCTTCCTGTGGGATTGGGGTTATATCACGGACACTTCCGATACTTACACAACCTGCGTATGGTGGTAAATTGTGTCCAACGAATCTTTCACAGAATGTGCCTTGCATCATGCGTCCATGTCCGATCGATTGTGTTACAGGTGAGTGGACAGACACCACGGAATGTAGTGTGAAATGTGGTGGTGGTATTAAAAAACAAATCTTACCAGTTATTTCTCCTAACGCGTATGGTGGAACGTGTCCTAATCTTACACGGGAAATAGCTTGTAATATCGATCGTTGTCCTGTAGATTGTGTTACGGGTCCTTGGATTGATAACAGTGAATGCAGTGCATCGTGTGGTGATGGTGTTAAAACACAGACGCTGTCTATTATAACACCGGCTGCTTATGGTGGAAAAGCGTGTCCAACAACGCTCACACAAACAGTACCTTGTAACAAAACACCATGTCGTTCGGATTGTGTTTTAAGTGCGTGGACGGATTCTACTGAGTGTAGCGTAAAATGCGGAAGTGGTACTAAAACACAAACAGCGACCGTTATCACACCAGCTGGTCATGGTGGCACGTGCCCTACCGAACTAACTAAAACAGTCACATGCAACACACAATCGTGTCCGGTAGATTGCGTTTTAGGTGATTGGATAGATTCAACGGAATGCAATCTTCCATGCGGTGGGGGTAAAAAAACACAGATTCTGCCGATTCTTACACGAGATGAAAATAAAGGAAACGCGTGTCCAGTTTCTGCTTCTCTTATACGAACAGTGTCTTGTAATACACAACACTGTCCGGTCGATTGTGTTACAGGTTCTTGGATGGATTTAACATCGTGTAGTGTTGAATGTGGAGGTGGCACGAAAAAACAGTCGTTGTCAGTTGTGTCACCAGCTGCTTACGGTGGAACGTGTCCTGATTTAACACGTTCTGTTGATTGTAACACACAAAACTGTCCCGTGGATTGTGTCGTCGGTCCTTGGACAGACATCATGCCTTGCAATGTATCATGCGGTGGTGGTACAAAAACACAAACGATGACATTGATCACCGAAGCATCGTATGGTGGTAAAGCATGTCCGACACAGCTTACACAGAATGTATCCTGCAACATGCAACCGTGTCCAGTGAATTGTATCACGGGGTCTTGGACAGATCTAACGACATGCAATGTTGAATGTGGTAATGGCACGAAAAAACAATCATTGACTGTTGTGTCGCCGGCTGCATACGGTGGCACGTGCCCTGAATTAACACGTTCCGTTGATTGTAACATGCAGAACTGTCGAGTGGATTGCGTCACAGGTTCTTGGTCGGATTCGGGTCCGTGCAGCGTGCAATGTGGTGGTGGTACGAAACCACAAACGCTTTCAGTGATCACCGAAGCAGCGAATGGTGGTAAAGCGTGTCCAGTACTTACACAATCCGTCGCTTGCAATCAACAACCGTGTCCGATAGATTGTGTTACCGGTAATTGGACAGACACATCCGAATGCAGTGTTAAATGTGGAGGTGGTACAAAAACACAGATTCTACCCATCGTTTCTCCCCCTGCTTACGGTGGTACATGTTCCTCTAATCTATCTAAAACACTCGCATGTAATTCCCAGCCCTGTCCGGTAGACTGTGTCACAGGTACTTGGTCGGATTCAGGTCCATGCACCGTGCAATGTGGTGGTGGTACGAAACCACAAACGCTTTCAGTGATCACCGAAGCAGCGAATGGTGGTAAAGCGTGTCCAACACTCACACAATCCGTCGCTTGCAATTCCCAACCCTGTCCGGTGGACTGTGTTACCGGTGCTTGGACGGATACCAGTCCATGTTCGGTTACATGTGGTGGTGGTACTAAAACACAGACCTTACCGATATTAACACCTGCTACTTACGGTGGAACGTGTTCCACCAATCGAACTAAAACAATCGCATGTAATTCCCAACCCTGTCCGGTGGATTGTGTCACAGGTACTTGGTCGGATTCAGGTCCATGCAGCGTGCAGTGTGGTGGTGGTACGAAACCACAAACGCTTTCAGTGATCACCGAAGCAGTGAATGGTGGTAAAGCGTGTCCAACACTCACACAATCCGTCGCTTGCAATTCCCAACCCTGTCCGGTGGACTGTGTTACCGGTGCTTGGACGGATACCAGTCCATGTTCGGTTACATGTGGTGGTGGTACTAAAACACAGACCTTACCGATATTAACACCTGCTACTTACGGTGGAACGTGTTCCACCAATCGAACTAAAACAATCGCATGTAATTCCCAACCCTGTCCGGTGGATTGTGTCACAGGTACTTGGTCGGATTCAGGTCCATGCAGCGTGCAGTGTGGTGGTGGTACGAAACCACAAACGCTTTCAGTGATCACCGAAGCAGCGAATGGTGGTAAAGCGTGTCCAACACTCACACAATCGGTTCCTTGCAATCCCCAACCCTGTCCGATGGATTGTGTTACCGGTCCTTGGACGGATACCAGTCAATGTACGGTTACATGTGGTGGTGGTACCAAAACTCAGTCTTTACCGATAATATCACTTCCTGCTTACGGTGGAAAGGCATGTACGACCTCTGTGAGTCAAACGGTAGCATGCAATACTCAAGGATGTCCCATCGATTGTGTGCTCGGTTCATGGTTAGAACCAGGTCCATGTTCTGTTCCATGTGGTGGAGGCACGAAAGACCAGAAAATGAGTGTCATTACACAAGATGCAAACGGTGGTATTCCATGTCCAGTTAATTTATGTCAGACGTTACCATGCAACACACAACATTGTCCAGTGGATTGTGTTATGGGACCATGGATAGATACGTCGTACTGTTCCGTGCAATGCGGTGATAGCTTGGGTGTGAAAACTCAGATAACAAACGTTGTCACTTCACCTGCTTATAATGGTAAAGCTTGTCCTATACAACGAACACAAACTGTTCAGTGTAGCACTTCACGCAAGTGTCCGGTAAATTATTTAATCGGTGTTGCAATGATCGTTATCGATGGTATGGCGAACTGCAATGATCTACCAGTCACTAACATGATCGTTAATCATGACGCGAATCGATGTGCAGTTGGTGGTAATAAAATAGATAGTAGAGGATTTGGTCATACTACTGGTCTTGGTGTCACAAACATGATGGTGTACGATAAGTATGACATTGCGGTGGTAAAAAATAAAAATTCACCTAACATGTTGTTTACGGATGAAAATCCAGGCGGTGGATGTGGTTTCGCGAGACACGTGTATAAATTGAACACACCGACCGATGTATCCAAATTTGTTATTGCTTTCAGTAACCATAACACGAACCTTGTGGCCATACAATGTTATAATATAGATAGAGTGCTTGTTTATTCATCAAAAAAAATATTCATCACATGTTATCAACAAAATATCTATGTTTTTGATTTTTCAACCAATGTACCGAATTATTTAGTCACACCTTTATTGGTTTCAAATACATTTACTGGTGAATTATCTGAAGATATTATTTCCAGTATTGAAAAATCATCTATAAATCCATCCGATACATCAACACCTGCTGATTTAAAATGTTTTGACAGTTGTGCTGTTAATCCTGATTGTAAAGGTATTATAATAAATAACAACACGTGTATACAATTATCCAATATAACTAACATAGCACCCGTATTACCTTCTTCCTCTTTTAACGATTTAACGAATGCTTCTTTAATTCCATCTTCGCGACGGAATTTTTATAATTTATCTACTGATATTTCTGATTGGACACAAAACAACATTCGTCCTGTGACAGACATATCTCAACCAGCTTTGACGTTTGCACCAGGACCACCTACCAACACTTTCACCGTTGCACCACATGTATAAATAAATTCGTATAAAATAATGTGCGATTACTGGACCAAGACATCGTTTTATTTATACATTCTGTTCATTCCGATATTAGTAGATTTTTATATAATGTTATTTAACTTATACATCAAACATGATCGTGAACGATTATTGGATAATTGGGTTATTTTTTTTAATAGGTATATTAATTATCTATTGTTTGTGTATAGTCGTATCATCACCGTATATTAAAAAATCATCTCAAAAAAAACGTACTATAAAATCTAAAAAACATGAACAACAATTATTATTATATCAACAAATAAATAATAATAAAAAAGCAGTGTCCATTTTATTATGTGAAAAGCCTTTACAAAAAATACAGATCGATTCTACTATTACAAATAAACAAAAATACATTGCATTTTGTACATGTTTTTATGGTACTTTAGAAAATCCAGCGATGATAATAAAATCACCACCCTCTTCACAATACGATTGTTATTATATTACAAATAATCAGGATGTTTTAGTACGATTACAAAAAACTAGTTGGATAGGAATATACGACGATGTACCTATTTCAAACGATGCAATCACGAGTAGCATGCAAGCTAAAAAACTGAAAGCTGTACCAGAATCTTTTGCATGTCTTCAAAAGTATGAATACATTTGTTATTTAGATTCGAAACTCGACATCGACGAATCGGTCGTGTTAGAATCGATCCAACAACACCCCGACGTCGCTCTCATCATCAAACAACATGATTTTATACCACACAGTGTACAAACCGAATTCCAGATAAGCATGAATCAAATCCGATACTATCGACAACACGAACAATATAAAAAATATATCGAACGTCAATTAAAAAACGGATTGAAAGATGTTGTTGAAAAACATTGTGAAACAAGACTGATTATACGCAAGATGCATCATCCGTTTACACACTCGATCAACGTCACGTGGTATCAACATATCCAAGAATGTGGTATCGAATGCCAGATTTCCTTTTTTTTTATCCAACAACTGTTTGCAAACTACATATACATTTATCCGAGCAATAAAGTATTTGTCACACAAAATAAATAAATAAAAGAAGATTCTATTCAACATTTAAAAACCACTTTTTATAACGTTTTAAACAAACGGATTCTATTTTAAACTGACTTCCGAATTTGAAATTCTTTTTTTCAGATTTTTTTTTATGAAAAAACATGTTTTTTGAAGTTTGAAAACCACTTCCATATATTGAAAAACCACTTTTTATAATAAAAAACCACTTTTTATAACTTTTTTGACATTCGGATTCTATTTTAAACTGACTTCCGAATTTGAAATCTTTTTTTTCAGATTTTTTTTATGAAAAAACATAGTTTTGAAGTTTGAAATCACTTTTCATATTTTTAAAAAACACTTTTTATAACGTTTTAAACAAACGGATTCTATTTTAAACTGACTTCCGAATTTGAAATTCTTTTTTTCAGATTTTTTTTTATGAAAAAACATGTTTTTTGAAGTTTGAAAACCACTTCCATATA